CAGTTGTGGTAGGTTCTTCAGTTGTGGTAGGTTCAGTTGTGGTAGGTTCAGTTGTGGTAGGTTCAGTTGTGGTAGGTTCAGTTGTGGTAGGTTCAGTTGTTACAGAATCGGTTGTTGTACCACTTTGAATATCAGGTTGCTGATAAGGTGCACCAGCATCTGGGTCAGTATTAATAGGTGCAGATGTACCAATTGGATTTATATCATTTGTACTATTGGCAATACCAGTAGCGTGTCTATAATTATATTGCATATAATGACGAATTGGTAAATCAGATGTAGTATATTGAGAACTATAGTTAGAAATAGTTGTAGTAATTTCATTATCATCTGCATCACGAGCATAAATAATATTACCACTAGAATCCACATTGAATCTATCTCTAGGTATAACAGTAACTGGATAAACTCTAGAAGTTGTTGTAGATAAATTATCTAATTTAATTAATAATGGAGCGGTCAATGTTCTATCGATATTTGTTGCAGTAGCACTTGATGATTCAGTAAAATAAGTTTTACTGGTAGTATCGCCTTTACTGTTTACAGTAGTTCTTTGTATCAAATCAAGAACGTTGGTAGCTCCTATATTATTTAATGGATTATATAATTCAGAATCAATATCTAAATGTAATTTGACAGTAGTACCAGCAGGGATGAAAATCAAATCACCTGCAACAAAACCATCGGCCATACCATAGTTAGACTTCCACATAGCTTGTAAGTCACTTGTAACATTACCACATAAATCGGAAGCTGTTTGGTTACCACCATCAATTATTGACGGAATAATATTTGCATTACCATATACTTGTATAGGTGTGACAGTCGCAGGAGTTCTATTATTGAATACATTTGAATCAATAGCATATCTTAATAAATTATTAATGTTAGAAACCGTAATATTTCCTGTTAATAATTTGACATTTTCACCACTAGCATCATATCCTAAATCAGTACCATCAATTCCATAATTCGGATAAGTTCCGTCGGCACTATTATATGGATTCAGTAAGTTAATAAACGAATTATAATCGAAAACACCTTTATTGATATCAAATTCACTCGCGGATGCGAATAAAGACGAGAACCCACCTGCATAACCAAAATATGTATTGACAAATTGAATATAATCACTATACATTGTACTATATGTGCCAACTGAAATGACCTGTGCCGATGTCATACCGTCAACAAATTCATCAGCAGATATAGTAATTTCATCAATTGGGAATCTATCAAGATAAGTGTTCAACGATGAATCAGTAATATAGAAGTTATTGTCATCTTTTATTAGACCTAATTTTTGGTTAAATGTACGAACATCGAAACGTACTTGAACTGCACTGGTTACATCATATTGTGCTAATTTTTCTTGTTCATACAGTTTAATTGTATTGAAACATTGGTCCATTGTGAAACCACCTGTAGCAAGGAAAGCATAGACATTACCTGTATATGCTTCGTGTATAGCATTACTGGATGAGTCTATATTAATTCCATTTAATACACTACCTAAATTACTTAATGTTGTCATTACAATATATATTTACAATATATTAATAGAAAATCATAAATTATAAATCATAAATTATAAATCATAAATTATAAATCATAAAGCATTTTTAAATTGAGACAAAAAGAAAAATTGGAATTATTCATATTCAGAATTTTACCATATTCATCTACAATTTGTATTTTTAATCGCTGTATATCCACTGGGCCAAAATATTTTCTAGGTTCCGATGTAATGTTAAAATCATTACCCATAATAATACTAAAATAAGAACCTTTGATTGCAATTCTTGCTAAAATATTTGGATTTAAAACAGATTTATTAAAGACACTGATAAAATGGTTATTTGCACTTTTATTAAAATCATCCACAATTAAATATACATATCTAACATTCGATGGTTCGACAATGGTATCTGCAGTGTAAGAAGTAGCATCATTATATAATGTTTTTTGAAATCCTAAATTCCAACCTAATTTATTAGTGAGTGGAACATTATCCACTTCACCGTTTTTTCCTCTAGTAAAGTCGAGAGTAATTAGATTTATATTACTCGCTTTATCACCCGTAGGGTATATCGTTACTTTTCCAGAGCCCGATCCATTGGCAGTAACATCAATTACCATTTGTACATAAGAAAAAATATTATCAGGTTGTGTCATATTATTATTAGAATCGAGTGGGCATAATTGAGCATTTAATAATTCAATAACATCACTTGAATTGTAGTTACCGTCAGGAATATAATATGTAGCCGATGCATCCAATACCTCTTCAGAACCATCCAATGCATTATAATTGACTTGTATATAAATAAAATTATTACCGAGTTCTTCTGATATACCATAGAATGTAACAGGAAACTCCAATGCTGCCAATTGCATCGAAACCACTTTACTGAATTTCATAGGTAGATTGATAGTAAAATCAGTACATTTGGTAGTATAAATATTATCACGAAATCGTGTATCGATATTTAAACATTTGGTAATAACCCGAGTACTTAATGGATTCATAATACCTGGAAAGAAATCACTATTTTGAGTATTAATATATTGGGTATCTGGACGAATAGTAAGTTCTCCATTTCTATTTGGTATTTCTGCGGAAACAGGAGTATCTAAGGTATCTAATTTATAATTTTTAGGAATTGTAGTAGGTTGTTTTTCATCTGGCTTACATTTAACATAGATCAACCAATCTTTGGCTAAGGATAAGAATTCGATTAAATCTCTTTTGAAACGTTTATTGATATGACCACTATTTAATAATTGTTCTCGAATTTCATATTCTCTTAATTCAATATCAGATGCAGTATATTTTGAACGAGGTTTAAATCTAAAAAATTTTTCGATATCTTTGATAGTATAATTACCAATATCTAAATCTAAGTTCTCCATTTACAATGAAATAACATTTTTTATTGAAGTATTTCACGACGAACAAATAATATATATCTGTTATATATAATGTCAATTGCAACTTTAAAACGAAAAACCCAAACTAAATATAATAATATGAGTGTAGGTGAAAAACAATTTTCATTAAATGGTACTCATCGTAACCAAGGCTTCGTTGGTCAAACATCTTTATCTCGTTCTTTACCTAGAAGTTTGATGAAAGGAGATACTTTAAGAGGTCATGGTGGTTGCTGTGGAACCTATTTAATTAAACCTATCGTACAAAGTGCAGTAAAAACCACTGAAGATAGTTCTATTGTAAAATCATCTGTAATGAATACTCAAGGAATGATAGATACCAAATATCGCTGGATAAGACGTCCTCAGCCATTTTCATCTGTGAAACCTGATAATAATTCAAATACCAATTCTCACGAACAATATATCGAAAAACTTGCTAAACGTACCATCAATGAATCATTAGAAGAATGTGATAGAAGCCGAACCAGTAAGTGCTGTAATAAACCTAGAGCAGGAAAAACAAAAGTATTGACCTTTACCAAACCACTTAGTTCATATGTACCTATATCGAGTGGAGAATATACACGTAATATTATTCTACCTTGTGAGCAGAATGATGAAGTTAGCATAAGAACAACAAATTTATCTATATTACCAGGTAATGGTAGAACGTATTAAACTTTTGAGTAACTTATTCCATACATAGATATGTTGAACGGTATAAAAAATTGATTTGAAAATAATATAATAAATGTATTATATTATTTACACAACAATGGATAAGGATACAGAATTAAATCGATTATTAGAATTATATTTAGAATCATTATCTGAAAAGGAAATGAAAGCATATTCGATAGCTAAATCGCACCTGGGTACATCATTTCAATTAAAAAAGAGTGTAGGATTTTTAAAATGGAAAGCGACAATACAAACTATCTAAGTCTGTTTTAGTTTATTTTTATTTTTAAAATCACGGTAGCTAAAAACTTCTTTTTGTATAGAGCTATTGTCGAATAAATCGTTAGCCAATTGTGACGAGAATACTGGAACGATTTTTTTCTTATATGGTAATTGTAATAATTTAAAATTACATATTTTACCCAAATTAATAAATTTATTACGTTCCTTTTGTTTTTCAGATTTATCGGCGTTCTTTTTATTTTCAGTTATCTTGGATGAAACCTTATTATAATTTTTGAATTTGGCAAATGGGCCAGTTTTCAACTTTTCTATATCTCCTTTTTCATTTTTTGTTTCCTTAGTATTTTCCAATGATTTTTCAGGTTTATCCTCTTCTAATAATTTCAATAATGGAGATGGTTTATCTTCAGGAACAATATGTTCATCTATAAAAAAATGTTGACATTGAAATACAACCACATATTTCATAGCAACTGCATTAATAATATCATAGGGTAAATAACGGTCACAATAATATGCAAACCCTAATTTATAGGGGTCATAAAACATAATGATATTTCCGCGAGGTGTGGTTTCAAATAATAAACGCGTTTTCCATTCTTTTTCTAATGGATTATTTATATCGTTTAACATTTCTTGAAATAGTTTTTTTGAATAATATACTGCATCAATATTAAAATTTATAGTGATTTTATTCGGATAATTCTCATCAAATGTTTTTAAGAATTTCGCTTTATGTTTTTCTACATATTTTTCAGTAATATCTTTAATCGTTTCTGTTTTTAACGGAGGTTGTTCTATCTCTTTTTGGGAGTATCTCTTCCATAATGTTTGTAGAATACATATCAATTTAAAATAAAATTCGATAATATAAGTGAAAAAAGAATCCATTTATAGTATCAATCAAAATGTGTTTATATCCATTTTATTTATCAATGTTTTTTTACCAGATGTTTTCCTTCCGCTACTTGTTGTCTTCTATATTCAAATAAGTCTTCCATTTCTTTTTCCAAAAAGGGTACTTGAATGCGTTCATATGTTTTATATGGATTATCTGGATGTAAGCAAACCAAATATAATCCTGTTACTTTTTTACCATATTTATGTTCTAGAATTGTTTTATACGTATTTAACTGTAACGCATAATGCCAGAAATTGGTATCGGGTAAATGTTTGATACATTCGGTAGTCGCCGTTTTACCATATAAATTTTCATTTACGATTTCTTGACATCTTTTCCAATCATAAATTTGTATGGTTCCGTCGGGGTTCTCGAAAACCATATCAATAGACCCTGATAATCTTAATTCTTCATAATAAACCATCCATTCTGTTCGATAGGGTTTTAATTCGGGATAGTCCGCATCGAATTTTAAAAACCATTCGAATTCAATCGAATCATTTTCGACTTCCATATAATTATAATAACATTCGATATCAAAATGCATTTTTGTACCAGCAAAAGAAGAAGAATCACGTTTTTTATCCCACTGTGCCTTGATTTGTGATTTGGTCATTCCATAATATTTATAAGTGGGGTCTAACATTTTTTTACTTTTTAACATATTATCAATGATTTCATCCGCATTAAAATCACCGAAATGTGAATGATTAAAGGTGGTGACTGAAGTATATCCTTGCTCACCGTGGACAGTATAAATATGTGGTCCTTCATCGAATTCGATGAATTGGTCACGTGGATGGGCATTTAATTTGGCTAAGTAATCGGGTGGTGTTTTTTTATCAGTTGTTGTCATTTTATCTTGTTTATTCATATTATATTAGAATGAAAGTAAATCAATTTTTCCAATAAAAAATATGTCTGGTTATATTTTTATTCCAATGGTTTTGTATAAAATTCTATTTGTTTATAAAATACATATTTATCTTGTAATTCATATAAAATATGTTGTAATATTTTTAATTCAAATTCTTCATACGTTTCATCTAACAAATGCACACTATTACGATTCATTAATTTTATATGTGTAATATCACAATTTTGTAAACAAGTATTCATATTTTGCGGATTATCACATTTTTTAAAATTATCTCCAAAATCGCGTGATAACTTTTGTTGTGTATTTTCATAATTATCTATTGTAAAATAATTATGGTGTTGATTGCCATATGTGTTAAAGTCTAACGGATAAAATTTATCTATTGTCTTATCATAATATTTTATAAAATATTTCATTAATAATGGCGTAATTTCATACGGGTTTACTTCGCAAAAACAACTAAACCCACCAAGTAAACCTAATTCGCCAATATTACGAAAATTTATCCGTTTCAAATCAAAATACATTTTCTTTTTATATGTTTCACCCTTTTTCAAATCTAATTCACGAAAGAATTCAAAATATTTATTTATTTTTTTTACCAATATTTCTATTTTTTTTCCGTTCTTAGATTTACATAAATATTTAATATATTGAAAAATATTAAATCCAAACGCCTTGTTTTTTAAGTTCAATTCAGATTCCATTATACTTATTTATTTTGGTTCTATTATAATACCGTATTATTAAATCAATTTTTCCAATAAAAAATACATAATAACCTCATCAACATAATTGTTTATGACTTTGTTTTATCGATTTAATAATATGTTGTTTTACCCGCTGATTACGCAGTTCTTCGGTGATACGTTTATCACCCAAGGTTCTTTTGAAATATAATACATACTTATCATTCATTTTTTCATTGGTTTGAATCATTTCTTCATTTTCTTTGAACCATTTCTGGAATTCAGCCAAGAATTTATTACAAATAATAGTAATCCATTTATCCAAATCAGCGTTTGATAATATTGACCATTTGATTTCCTTATCTTGATTCGTATAATCGATATCATACACATAAAACAAATTCTGTTTTTGACAAAAGACACGTATCGGTAAATATAAATAATCTTTTAATGAAACATCATTGATACCAATATCTAATACTTCTATAATACCAGGTATCAATCCTTCACGAAAAACTGTTTGAATCGATTTATCATATTGTAATGAGAGAATCCATTTTTGAAAAGTCATACTCGGAACTATATCCAATTCGTCATTTAACCATTCTAATACATCTATTTTTCTTTTCATCACTATACCATTTTTCAATGAAGTATTTTCTTTTTCTAATAAATTGACGCGGTTTTCAAGTTGGTTTAATCTATCGAGTATGTCCGATAGAGAATGATTCATTTGATTCTTTTTCTATTCATATAATATAGACATCAATTTTTCAATTTTATATGACACTCATATTAACTATGAATGGAACGAATAATCGAACGAATTTAGATAGAAATAAACCACTTAGAAAACCGATAGATAATCATAAAAATATGAACTTACCAAAAGTAGTAGAAGCACCCATAAATACAAACATTCCGAAACAAATACCAATGCTAACCCGAGATGAATTTATGAAAATACCTAAAATTATATCAACATATGGAATGATAGGACAATTACAGAATACGAAGAGTTGTTCGTCTTGTGGTAAATAATAGACAAAAAAAATAAATTTATATAATATAAAATGAGTAAATATATGGATAATAAAGAATTATTTATGGGGCCTAAAACCACCCAATATGGAAGTCATATGGTAATGACTGATGTAGTTAAACCCAGTAAAACCAAATATATAAATATCGATACAAGATTTAGAGACGAATATAACTCTAGCCAACTTATCAATTATAATATAACATTACCCGAGCGTATAAATGATGTAAGATGTATATCGGTAACAAATATGGAAATACCATTATCTATGTATAATATTTCCGCAAGTCTAGGTAATAATACATTTTATATATCAAATACTGAAGAAGAGCCTACAACTTTATTATTAACGGTAAGTGATAATAATTATACAATAAC